TGTCATTGTAAAATCATCAGCGCCTGCTATTCTAAAATCTATTTGATCGTCTGTACTTGCTGTAATGCTTGTATCTGCATCAGCATCTAAAATTAATTCATCACCATCTAAATCAAATGCTCCAGCAGATGTAATACCTGTATCAATTACATCGGTACCATTTGCATATAATATTTTTGTTCCTTTATCAGATGCTCCCCAAGTAACTCCAGTTTGACCACTAGCTTTCACTGTAAGTGTATAAGCTTCAGTGGTTTGATTATCCATAATCCACCATTTTTCTACGGCGGGAACTGTTATTATTCTGTTACCAGCTAATGCACCTGTAAAAGCAATGACAGAGTTTCTTATAGAATCACCCGTAGAACCATCTGTTAAAGATAAAGTTGCATCTGCACTTGCAACACCTACTGCAACATAGCCTCTAATTGCTTCTTCTATAATTTGTAAATTGGTATTAGTTGTTGATCCCCATGTACCGGCATTCTCGCCGGTTGTCATTAACTCTGTACCAAGATCTGTATATGACGATGCCATTAAGCGCTCCCTACAAATATTTCAACATCACAAGATGCTGTATCTGTATCAACTGTAATATCTACTAAGTCAGAAAGACCTGAAGCTAAAGCTGATCCTGCTGCCTTCATCGTATCTACAACGCCACCGCTATTATCACCTGGATAAATAAACGAGTGACCTGCATCTACCTTCATACAAAACTCTGTACTGTCTTCATCTCTAAATGTTAATGTAAGATGATTCGTTGAATCTAAATTTGTAATTCTAATATATCTAACATCGTCTTCATCGAACTGACCTGCTAGATAACTTTTTGATAAATCTGTTGAAGAAGCTGTAGCAAAACCTAACAATCCTGTTTCTGTTGTTGAAATGGTTACTATTCTTTTAACAATTTCATTAACACTTGAAATATCTAACGATCTTTCGCTATTGTAACTATTATTGTTAAGTGTGATTTCTTCGATTACTTTAGTTGTTAGTGTTGCCATATTTTAATCCTTACGGTGTCGGAGACTGAACGGGTATACGTGGTTCACCATCCGTATAATCGTCTCGTCTTCTTCTACCTAATTGTTCTCCACCGAATTTTTGTGCTTCGGTTTGATATTTTTGTTCGTATAATTGTAGCATATCCATTGGACCTTTTAAATAACTAAATGCTTCTACCAAGCAGGCATATAAAAGTCCATTGCCAAAATTAAGACTTAAAAAAGTTGTCGTATTTGCTGAACTCAATCCTATTGGTCTAGCATTATAATGAATTTTGTACATAAAAGCTGAAGAAGGTGTTGGAACAATTGTAATTCTTCCTGAAGAAGTTGCACCAGTTCCTTCTGCTCCTCCTGACATAGCATAGTATTTTGGTGTGCCAGTAGTTGTTTCAGCTGTATCATATTCTCTTAAAAAGCTGATATCTTTCTTTTCTAACCAGCTATTAGTCCCCGTTGCTGCTGTTGTTGAAGTATAAACTTGAAGACCTCTAACAAATAAAGTTCCCGCAGGAGCATAAACATTATCTTTGGAAGCTGTTAAATTTCCAAGCATTTCTTTTCGATCTGCATCAATTGGAATTTCTCTTTGTATTCTAAGCTCTGAATTATCTATAAATTGATCTGTGATTGTACTTGAAAGTACACCTGTTCCGACTTCAGTATAATTCTGAATTGCTGTTGTAAGTGTTGAATATGTAAATCCTGCCATTATGCTGATAGAGTTACTGGTCCTATTGAAACCGGAAACCCTCCTCCTTTCACGCTACCTGCTGTTGCAGTGTTTGTGTTAACTGTAAAATAAAACCAATCTGTTGTAAAATCTGTGTCTCTATCACCGCTAACATACTTACCTGTAGTAATAGCATAACCTGAAGCATATGCAATATTTGATCCTGCTATACCATCAAAGCTGCCTGGATCACCATAAGTGCCTGAAGTTGTTGGTGCTCCTCTAAATCTGTACGTTGATCCATTTGTCAACCCATGATTTGGTGCATGAACATTAATAATACCTGATGAAGCTGCATACGTGGTAAATGGATCAGGGATTAATAATTGTGCTACAGTACTTTCTGTTCTATCTGATCTTACATTTTGTAATCCTTGTGCATCTCCACCATGAGGTCTTGGCTCTAATTGAGGTTGTTTTGATTCATATTCAGATTTATGAACAAACATTCCATTCCATTCTCTAACCATTTCATTATATGGAAAAGCCATTCCTGATCGGTCTGATATTGCCTGTGCGTATTTTCCTCTTGCGTATGCCATTATATATTCGGGTAATAATTCTTCGGAGTTATATAAGTACTAGCTGAAGAACCATCTTCTGCTAATGCTCTTGTTAACTCGTCTTCATACAACAATTTCATTTGTTGTACTAATTGTGGGTTAAATTTTTGTGCTAAATAAAATGCAAGTCCTGAAACCATACAAGGTACAAATCTGTATGGAATATTTGTTGCATCTGTGTAAGTTGCATCTGCATCTTGCAATCTTTTTACATAATAAATATGAATATCTTTAGATGCATTTGTTGAATCTGATGTTGGGTAAACGGTTAAAGTTGTTTTGTCCACGAATCGTTGAACAAAATATTGTGCTGGAGTTCCTTTAGAAAGTTTACTTGATAATGCTGAATAAGCAGATCTAGCTATTTTTGTAAGAGAAGAATCAGATTGATCTGTATCTGTTTTATCGGACCTAAGTGTAGCTTCTAAAACATCATCCAAGCCATAAGTAGAAGTTCCAGTTGTTCCGCCTGCTGTAGTAGAACTTGTTCCATCGCCCGATGCTCTATAAAAAGTATATTCTGCCTGACCTTCAACTAGATCAATATTAGTATCGCCTACTTCCCAGTAGTGCAAACCTCTATTGCCCCATTCTTGAAAAAGAATATTTAAAGATCGTCTTGCTGTTTTTAATTGATAACCGGAAGATACTTGAGAACCAATTCTCTCATAAGCTTCATTAATAATTTCATCAACAGCAAATGTCTTGTCGAAAGTAACTGTTCCAGAAGTAGTATTAGCCATTCGCTACCTCCTATGCCGGTGTCTTAATAAACTCTGCTATAACCGTGTACATGTTACCGTCATCCGCTTGACTCGGTATCACAACATTAATATCACCGTTTGTATTAGCATCTGTGCTTGGTGGTAATCCACCAAACTCTCTAAAGTCCCAATAACCTGTTCCGACTAAACCAAGCAAAGGTCTATCACCGTCTGAATCTTCAAAATCTAAACGAGCGTGTGTGTCGCCGCCATCTCCAGTATCACATGCAAACCAAATTCTTTGCAAAGCTCCGAGTTGTGCAACACCTGCTACAGTACGTGCTGAAGAGTCAAAAAATACCGTAGAGCCACTATTACCGTCTGATTCTATAACTATTTTTATTACTACTCGTTTATCGTTTTCTTGTAATATTTCTGGTCCTGTTACTGTATTTGCCATATTCCCTCCTTAATCAAGATTACTAGATGGGGCCGAAGCCCCATCATATTTTATTTATTATTCAAACAACAGTCTGCTAATTGTACTATAACTAACATTCAGTGCTGCTGCCGCGCCGTCGCCAGCTTCAATCCCTACGTAAGGAATTAAATCAATGTTATCTTTCAACGCTGCACCCTTTTGAGTGTTAGCATTGGTAGCTGAATAATTCGCTGCAATAGTTGCCTGAGTTGTCCCAGTAACTGAAGTTGTGTTATCAAAAGCCGTTATTGCACTTGTTGTTACACTGTATTGTCTACCATTCACAAAAACAGATGGTTTTCTATCACTATCAATCGAAATTTTTAAATGATAATTTGTATCTGCCGCCACTGTGATACCTAAGTTCGTTAGATAGTCAGTGCCGGTATTAGAATGAATAAAGTACAATGGTGTATAAGTTGACAATACTTGCCCATTCGTTGCATCAGTCGAAAAATAAAAATACGCCTGATCTGCATCCGTTGAGGGAAGTTGATCGTTTGTCAATTTTAAACCAGCCCAAATTTTTTGGTTGTCAATAGCCGAACTTGTTCTGACTAGACCTTCCCATTCAGTTTGGTTTTCAGTACCCCATTTGACACCAGTCCATGCTGTTTGGCCAGCATCTAAGTGTGGAGCCAAAATTGCTTGGTCTTGGTCAGCGCCTGCCGTGTTTAGATTTATTGCTGCAATCGTTGCACTTCTAGTAGCTAACGCTGTCGTCATGTTAGTACCTAGTACTTCAAAGTTATTGTTTTTATCTATTGCTGTTGAACCAGCTTTAAAAACTTTAACTGTTAATGTTCCAGATCCAAGATCTATCGCACCACCTGTAAAGTTTCCTAAAACAACTGTAACTACGTTTGATGCTGTTACTGATGCCGTTATAGTTAAGTCTGTAACATCAAGACTCATTGTTGCTACCGCATAGTCTCCTAGTGCTGCGCCTGTAACTGTTATGTCTTCTGTTTCTTCATTGCCGTCCGCTATATTGCCCCAGTCTTTTGTTTCTGAGCCTTGTAGATAAGCGTTAAGAGCAGGAAGTAGATTAAAGTACTCGTCAAGATAATATCTTCGAGCATCTTTTAATCCGCCACCGATCGTTTGATCAGCGACTACTCCTGTAGATGCAGTTTTACTGATCAATTTAAAATTGTTCTCAGATCTGACTGCTCCACTAAATGTAGTGTTTGCCATTTTATAATCCTCCTAGTTTTGCGAACGTAGTCTCTAGGCCGTCGACTATACTCGTCTACGTTCTATTAATAATTGTATAGTAATTCAGATATAGCTTTTTTTTAAAAAAAGCGCAAGGTATTCTGTAGTAAAAAGTTGATTTTTTGATAGCGCTTAAGTGGCTATCGAAACTTCGGCCTGGACGTCTTTAACTTGTTTAAGACGAGTTGCTTCTTCAAACTCTTTGGCAATAATTTCTTTAACAATTTCCTGAATTTTTTTATCAATATAAGACATATTTATATTATATCTGCCCTCCTTCAGGTGTTCCTGTTGCCATTCGAGTTCCAAGGACCGTTTCATATTGTATAGGTCTTGAGTCATTTATAACCTCCTCATAGGTTATCCATTTTCTCCTAGATGAATCACTAAATCCATCTTTTTCCCACTTTACATCTTTTTGTCCTACTTTGTCAAGTATTGCTTTCTCAATAGCTATAGCATTATCCTCTGCTGATATTTGAAAATCAGCAGCATAATCATAAGCTCTAATTTGAATTCTAAATTTTTTCACAAGTCTCACCTTATATGAAAAATGAGGCCGTTTTAAGGCGGCCTCATTTAATTTTAGTTATTACGCACCTTCAACGCCGAAGATACCTCTATAGTCGGATACTCCAAATGAGTATCTTTCTCTAGCTTTGTATCTAACGTTGCCAGTATCGAAATCGCCTTCCATCGCAGTTTTTAATGCTGCTCTTTGAAACATTTTCATACCGTTAGGCACATCAGTAATAATATACCAACTATCTGTATCAGTTAGGTAATTGTTCACTCTATATCCTTGAGGAATCATACCCATAGATACACTAGCATTGATATCATTATCTGCTGTTCCAGTTCTGCCTTGAGATTTTGTCAATCTCTCAGCGTTGAACTGATTAGCTGAAGGAATTATCATTTTAGTCCCTCTAGCCGCTACTCTCAATCCACGTTCATCAGTCATGCCAGCAATATCAATTAATGCTTGCTCTAATGATGTTTCATTTAAGTCTGCTTGCGTAGTTAAAGTATTTTTAACTGCTGTTCCACTAACAGTTGTGTGGTTAGTTGAGAACAGAGAAACTGTGTCACCCGCTAAGAATGTGCCTACCGAAGA